CGACGTCCTTGTCTTGCGCAATGTTCAGGAGTTCGTCCCGGATTCGATACCCGACATAGTTCCAGTAGCCACCACTCATCGTGTCCTCCTACAGGGCAGCGTCCGCCTCTTCCTCCGGGCACTCCCACCGGACAACTCCTCCACGCTCGTCAAAGGCCGTCATACGCTCGTTACACCTTTGCGGCCAAGACGGGCAATGCCCTACTTCTCTTTTACCAACATCACCTTATCAGCTAGCCTCGTCCCCAGAGGCAAGACCTTCAATGTTTGGCAGATATCTCTATCCCACATACGACGAAAACGGCTTAACCGATATTTACACGGAACGATCTGGCACTTCACATGCGACTCAGTAAGCATCCGCACAAAGCTGTGTGCCGCGTCGAAGCAATCGAAGACTGCCAGTGGACCGCAACCTGTGCGCGGTACAGTCAACTCGCCGATCTTATATTCCACCTCGCCCATTCCACAAAAGGCGCTGAACAGCCGCCCCTTGACAACTCGGACAACCTTCCACCCGATATGCCACTTCTTCATGGCTTTACCTAATCTGGATCGGTTCTGCCGATCTTCTCGTCGTTGTCCGCGTCCTGCGGCGGGCAATCTTGTGCCGGCATTCCTCCGGATAGAGCGGTCTTCGCCTTGTCTCGGATGAATTTCAGCGCAGTTTTTTCCTCGCCTGAATATTGCGACCAGATTTCTTTCAGGGCGCCTTCGAGCGCGGTGAAGTCGGACATAGTTCTTGCGACCTCGTACCGTTCCCGCCAGTCATCCACGGTCGCAATATCGCCAGGAGAGGAACGCTCGGACTCTTTTCCATCCCCAGACCCCTTGGTGACACCCTTTTCGGGTTGGGTCGCTGCTGGCGATTCTGATGGCGCGTGTCGCTCAGGCTTCCCGGTGGCTTGCGCATCGTCATCATCTTCTGGTGCCAGCCCCGTGACCTGAAGCAGGGAGTAGCGCCGTGCATACGTTAGGGCGCTTCCAACGCGCTGTGCGGGATTGGCCCCGCCGCGATCTTGGGAATCCGGTACGGGCATCGAAATCTCGCCGGAATTCTCCGAGTAGCCCAGCGCGTGCGCGATGCGGCACGAGACCACAACGCGCTGCGGCTCTACCCGTGAGGACCAGGAGACGGAGAGCCCAAGTTCGCCTAGTAAGGGTCGGATGGTTTCCATGATTTCGTCTAGAGCGGCGTACCTATACTCGTAGTAGTAGCCCTTGGCGGTAGCAATCTGAGCGGTATTCGTCTTCTTGATGGGCGGGCACCGCCGTTGGAACTCAGCCATTGCCGCATGCCAGGCTTCGCGGGCCTGGACTTCGCGGACATCCTTTGCAAGGGCCACCAAGCGTTCCAGCGTTTCGATGCTGGCGTTGGACTCCACGGCCTTCTGAAGCAGGTATTGCGGATCAATGCGGACGAGAGCCTTAACGTCTGTCATTTCCCGATCTCCTTCTGCAAGTCGTATAGGTTACGAAGCAGGAAGAACGCCTCGAATTCCTTGGCGAGCGATGGCCAGTAGTAATGTCCAAAGGAGCCGTTTTCTTTTCCGACTTGGAGCAGGTGATACCCGGTGACAGGATCGTCTGGGTGTGCCTCGTCCCACAACTGCCCATAGGCAGCCAATTGAATCCGATGATCGGGGTACACCCCCTTGGATGTTTTCAGGTCGAGGATGCAGCGCCGACCGTTGAGGAGCGCGGGGTAATCAATGGTGCCGCCATAGCGGTATTTCTCGGACACGAGCGCGATTTCACTGCCCGTGCATTGGAGTCGAAATGCCTCCCGCCACTCGTAGAACGCCAGGAGCGAGGATTCACAGTCCGCCGGAATCTCCGCCGGCCTCTGGCCCCGCATCTCCATCTCGATGAGGGCGTGGACGCGGGTGCCCAGGTCCGCCGCGTCGTCTTTCGTCTCCCGGAAATCCTTGCCCTGTCTGCCCTGATCCCAGGCCCACCAGAGCAAGGCTGGTTTCGACCAAGCCAACTGACCACCAATGATGGTCGTGACGCCGGGAACCTTTTCGCCGCTCTTCAGATGGTATCCAGCTTTCGGCGTTGGCATCAGTTCCCTCCTTGTTCATCCCGAAGCCGTTTTGCCTTTTGATTTCTCTTTCTCTTTACACACAGCCAGCCGTGCCCGGGCCTGCGCCAAGTGCCGCTCCAGCTCCTTCACCAAGCGACCCCAGTAATGGACCGACCATGCGAGGCCTCGCCGCGTCGAAGCTAACATGGCGATAGCTCTTTCTTCTTCGTGCTTCGTGCGCTCCGCGTTCAGGGCATCACACGCGGCTTGACAGGCTTCTTTGGACGCAAAAAGCAGAGATGCCGGAACGCTCGAATAGCACTGGGCATCGGGGTCGCTTGTGGAATACAGAATCTCTTGCCCGCGGATTTCAACGCGGCGAGGCACGAATGGCGTCGGCCTATGCTGGTAAAAAATGCGCTTCACCTTGCCAGTCGGAGGCTCGAAGCCGACAGCACAGGCGACGCAATGTACGGAGACCGCCGTGCCGTCGCCCCGCACCATTGTGATGGCTTTCGTCCCACAACACTCGGGGCACACGATCCATTCTTCTTGATAGCCGCTGCCCACCCACCACAGCGCCTGTCCGAGGGCAAAGGGAATTGGAATACTGGCTGCCACCATGTCACTACTCCTTCTCCGGTGTCCGCATCCATGTTCTCCTTGCGCACCTTCACGCAGCGTCCCCGATTTTCTCCGCGCCGGGATTCTCTTGTGATGCTTGCTCTGCTTCTGAGATGGCTTCGATTGTTACTCGTCCTCCTGAATAACCATATGTGCGCACCGCCCAGACCATACCGCTGGGGCTGGGGAACCTGATGGCATGTTGCTCAAGAACAATGCGCTCTACATCTTCGCGGGAGTACTCAAATTGTGCTTTCATCTGTGACTACCCCCTTCTCTCGCGGCTTGCGGGTCTTGCGCTCCTTGCCGTCACTCGGCTGGGTAGCCGTGATGCCCGTGATGCCGTTGAGCAACTGCACCAAATCCCCTCGGTCTTTCTCTGGCCACCGGCACACCTTCCCCCATATTTCAGCAAATTCGATTCCCCGCACCCTGCGCTTCATAGGACCTCCTTTTGCTGCCTACGCCTCGCAGCCTGCCACTCTCTGTGGGTGCAAATCCGGAAATCCAATTCCACGACGTGGTAATACAGCAACGCTCGTGCGCCCGGCCCGACCAGCTTCACGGTGCGGCCCGTTGGGCTGATAAGATAATACGGCCCATAAGTCGGGCTGGGTGCGATGACTCGGCGGCTCATCTTAGATGGACTCCTGAACGATCACCCAGAGGCCTGGGGGCGTAGATGCTGTTGCGTAGCACTTCTCCACCATCTTGATGACAACCTGCGCGTCGTCGTGCCACAATATGCCGTTCCAGCCGTCCATCAGCTTTTTTTCCAGGTTATCGAGGTCAGGCCTCGAGATCGGCCGCTGGCATTTCGGGTGCTTCGGCCGGGGCAGATAAAAGGTGAGAGAAACACTCACTGGCCCCGTCAGCGGAGTCACCTTCTCCTGCGAGGCCACAAGCCGGCAGTAAGAGGCCCAACCCGTGTTGCGGTACACCGGGAAGGCCCGTTTGCCGCCTCCAGGACGGATGACCGAGCCGGTCTGGGTTGGTCGAGGGATGCCCGCCACGAAGAAGCTGATCATGTGTCCAACCTTAATCCGAAATACTTCTCCGCCCCTCGCGGCAAGGTTTTAGTTTCAAAATGGGTCTCACACCGCCGCACACCCCACACTATCGTGCTGCCCATGTGCTCTTCGTAGGCCACACAACCGCAGGGGAAGGTAGCCAGGATGGTCTTGGCGTAGTCTGACATGCTACTCACTGTAGTCATGGCGCCTCCATAGCCAGTTACACCATTCGTAACCCAATCGCGCCCCCACGAGATGCCATCCGGGACCGGGCCAAGTACGGGACCAGAGGAAGATCACGGTCGCTCCAAGCACAGGGCGGGGCCGTGGGGGGAGGCATCCGGCCCCACCTATCCTATCCCTCGGGCGCACCTTCGACACAGGATTGTACGGCACGCAGGAGGTCGCTGAGTGAACTACCCTTGGGCATGACCCGTAGGCCATGTTCTCGGGCCTCCTCGTTTATCTCATCGTCACCCGAATGGATGATGACTGGAATCCCCGCCGCCCGAAGACGTAGCGCCAGCCGGAGAGTTGCAATCGGCGTTTGACCGTCTGCGAATGGGACATTCCCGTCCAGGAGCACAGCCTTTACGGGTGATGGCAAACGCGCCATTGCTTCGACACCTAACTGATGCGAGGCTTCTAGCACCTCGTACCCCTCGGCCTCTAACGCGGCTCGAAGGTACTCCCGCGTGGAGGGATCGTCCTCAACGATCAGTACGGTTGGGAGCGGCCCGAGTCGGTCGAGCTCCGACCTGAATTCGGCCTCTTCGACCTCCTCTTCCTGAATAATGCCCGTCGCCGGGTGTACCTCAAACGAGGGTGCATCGGACGTGGTGGACCGAAAGCCGGCCATCGCCAGCTCCTCCCGAAGCTGGGTGGTCATCCGCTCCGCCAAGCGGTGCGGATTGACGGACACTGGGAACACGCCCCACAGGGCCGGCGAACATCCGATCCGCACGTCCAGCGCCACAAACAACTCCCCCACATGCTCATATCGGTCCGGCGGCAGGACAGGCATCACCTGATTTTCCTCCAGACCCACATGGCGGCCTCGTAGAGGATGGAGATCGCCAGAGCCACGGTGCAGAGAATCCAGATGGCGGTGGCGAAGACAAAAAGGGCTTCGGCCCAAGTTATCATCGCACCCATCCCCGGCGCACCAACTCACCGAAGATAAGGCCCACGAGGACGGCGAGCCAGAACCACCACCAGAGGAACCAGAGGATATGATAGATCATGGACGGTCACCGGTCCTCATGGAGGTACTTCTTTTTGGGCCAATTCTCATTTTCACGTCGCGCTTGCTCTTGGCGATCTTTCTGCATGCAATCCTCGCAGATTGCCCAGCGCAGACCACCCTCACTCCAAGCGCCCGTCGTCGGCTGACCACATCTCGGGCATGGCCACACACGAGTCATACCTTTACTCCTACCAACACGCCTTCTTTGATCAAAGGCCGCCCGTCAATCACGAGTGTCGTCACACGATAGCCGTTCCGCAAGCCAGCCAGAGCCTCTTCGTTGCCTTCTTTCGCTTTCGCAAGCAACCCCCTGCGTCGCTCGTACTCATCCGCGTCGGGATCAACTCCTGACATAGGCGCGTAGGGAAGTAGGCCGATCTGTCGAGGACCAGGTTCTTGCTTCTGGGTAAATCGCACGCCACCGATCTGATAAACCTTGCCCATCGCTCTTGCCCTCCCTGGAGATCATGCACATGCCTGCTCAGCCAAGACCACAAGAGAGAATCCTTCCTTGCCACTGGAAATTATCGCGGTTTTCCGAATTGCCTCGGCCGCCGCGCAAGCCGCGGCCTCCTCCGCTTCCTCCGCCTCCGACGCCCTCATCGCCGGAGCAGCGTACGCCGCCGCAGCAGCCGCCGCCCAGGACGCCGCCCAGGCCTCCGTTGCCCCCACCCGACCCCATACCGCCGCCGATTTCGACACGGACCACGCCGTCGGCGCAGAGCGATTCTCACCTCTGAGCCAGCTAGAGGCCCAGCGAACGAAACTCGGGCTTTTGCACACAGAGAGTGCGCATTCAAGTGCGAACCGCACCCGCTGCCCTCCGCTGATCGTCGGTAGCGGAATCTGGCGCTCGGTCGTCACCCGCTCCCATCCTTCTTTCAGTCCGTGGTCAGTCTTTGACCTCCCTCGCACACTACATTCCCACAGTAGATGCGGTTTGTAGTTTGCACCAATGGGATTTAGCAACTCCGCTAGTAGGGGGCTAGCGTAGACATGAATCCAGCCAGGCCCACATAACTCTCCGGTTCCAGGCGCGGTATGCGTGACGCCAGGCCCCCACTGCGTGCCCCCGTAGGTCCGACCCTGAGCGTCCGTCAGTTTATACCGAATGGTCATCGTCCCCACCTCTGGAAGAGAACGCGATCGTTCCCGCCATGAATAAACCAACCAATCAGCCAAACTAGGGGACCAACGATGCCCATCAATATGGCAATGGGCAGATCGGAGGTCCTGAAATCAAAGTCCTTTGTCCACCAGAAAATGAAACCAGACGTGCCGCATCCGTACCAAACGATAGCTAATGTGAGTATCGTCATCCTGCCCTCCCCGCGGTCACGCTGCTCGGTGCCGATCTAGGGCGTCCAACCCCCGCACCATACTGCGCATATCCGTGATCTGGTATCGGAGGAACATACTCATTGTCCTGTGGCCTGTTACCTGCATGGCCGTATGGTAATCCACACCCGCGGCGACCATATCGCGGGCTGCCGTGCGTCTGAAATCATGGAACAACTTATTGGGTAGGTCAGCAGCCTCCCTTGCGGCCTTCCACGTCCGCCAGAAGCGGTCCCTCGTAATCCTTTGTCCCCGAATATGGAAAACCCACTGCGAGAGAGCATCGCCATATGGCCGTCCCTGCCATTGGCGGTCAACGATTTCGGCGCGCCCGTTGCGGAGCGGCAGTGTCCGGCCCTGTCCATTCTTGCTGTCCGGCAGCACGATCACGCCATGCTGCCGGTCCACCTGAGACCATCGGAGCCCTAAGATTTCGGATAGTCGCCAACCAGTCTCGTACCCGAACCTAGCAACATCGTCAAAGGGCGGGCTGAGACGGCGGACGATCCGTTCGAATTCGTCCGCCTCGAAGAAGCCCTGACGGGCGTTGTGGAATTTGAGCGAGGGAAAATAAGGCAGGGAATTTACGAGGCCACATCGCTGCCCGTATCGCAGGGCCGCCCGGAGGTAGCTGACGCGGCCCTGGATGGTGGCGGGCTTGTAACCCTCACCGTCCATCGCCGAGATCATCTGTTCGATGTCCTGCGTGCAGAGTGAACTGACGGGTTTGTCGCCCAAGCGCACCGCCAAATCTTTGAGCACCGACGCAATTGACTGGCCCTTGCAGCCGGTCTGCTCGCGGGAGGCACGATAGGCACTCAAGATGTGCCCGATGGTTTTCATAACAGCACCCCCTTGCTGCCCCCCGCAACTGAGGAATCCGGGCTGGCAGGGGGGGGTGCCAGTTGCCCCCCGTCCTAGTCGCGAACCAGGACGGGGACCCGGATGGGATCAGTCGGATTTCACGCGGAAACGCAACTGGATTTCCCGGGCCATCCACCGGGACAGGCGCTTTCGGGACAACGCTTTTGGATACGCGCTGGCCGAGTAACCCAGACACACGGAAAATTTCTCCGGCGTGAACCCTTTGGCCTTCCGTACCTCTTCGGCACGCTCAATTGTTATCATGGATAAAACATAGGAAATTTTCCCGATTGTGTCAAGCGAAAAATGCACTAGGCGGGAAAAATCTGTAAGTCCGCGATTTTGCGGGGCTTTACTTGGCTATGGATCGCGCAGGAAGACACACGCCATCGGGCGTGGGAGCCTCGCCATTGGCTACTTGGAGCGCCTCACGCATGGCGCAACGGTCGCGCAGAACCCGCTCCCAGAAGGCGTCTCGCTGCTGCGCCGCCCCCACGGACCACAGATCGGCCGGAGCGATGGTCGTCTCGCTCGGCAGCGAATAGATCGCCGTCCCGCCCGGCAGCCGCGCGCTCGCTGGCTCGCGCAGAACCTCGCGGTCGAAGGCCGGCCACTCGAGGGCTGGCGGCACAGGATGTTTAGCCGCCGAACGGCTTGTGAACGTCGCGCACCCGCCCGCCAGCAACCCCAGCAGGCAGATCGCGCCGCTCCACGTCCGCCATGACCTCATGCTCCACCGCCTTCCGCGCCGCGTCCTCGGCCGCGCCCGCGCGCTCTGCACTCTCGACCGCCGCGCGCTTCCCCTGCCGAATCCATACCGCGATGATGATCACGATCGCTAGGACGATTCCCGCCAGCGCCGCCCAGCCGTAACTACTTGCCATAGAGAATCCCTCTCAGCCTCAGCTGAGTCTTGATCGAATCGATCTTCGCCTGGAGCGCCGCCACCCGGCGGAAGAGCTCCTCAAGGCGCTCTTCGGCCTTGATTCGCTCCTCCGCTGCGTGGTATCCCGCGAGACCCTGTCCCATCGCCTCGCCGCCCGCTTGCTACCTACCGCGCATGCGGATTACTTTGGCTGACTGCCAGTCGCAGAATCCTTCTGGACCGCGCCCCAGATGGCTTGGAGCAACCCAACCACAAACGCGCCCCAGTCCGCCTTACTCTGGGGGAACTGCACACCGGAGAACAGCAGGTACGTAGCGGCCCCAGTGATCACCCCGAACAACGTGGTACGCCAGTTGCCGAACAACGCACTCATCTCAATCTCCTCGCCCCCTACAGGGCACCTATGGCAGGCTCACTATGAGCGCCGCCCCACTTGTGCGCCAAGGGCGTCTCTCACCGCTTGACGTATTTCCCCACACATGAATGCGGTCAACTGCACTGCGTAGCGGTCTATGATTTCGGCCTCCGAAACAATCCCCCGCGAGACGCGCTCGCGGAGATCGAACGCAAATGATTCCAGGACTCGAATGATGTAATCGTGTTCAAACATGTTGGCGTCAAAATCAGTCATCATGTCCCCACCAGGGCGGCGGCAGCCGCTCCCCCGAATGGGCGGATCAGATAGTGGCTCAAATATACTCTGCTGTCAAGTGGCTGCATCTTCGTCTCGGAAGGCCCGCAGAAGCCGGGCGGTGCTGCTTGCATGCCGAACTCCCCGCATTGCCCGCTCACGCGAGGATCGCCAGCTGCGTCCAAGGAACTGGCCTTGGAGCGGCGCTGCGACATCGCGGTACAAGCCTTCGCTTGTGTACTTTCGCACGCCTACGACTTTTGGAATCCGCGCCATCATCTACCACCACCAGCACCAGAGCCGGATTTCCCATTCGTAAAAGGGTCCACCCCCGTTCGCATGATTTCCGCCAAGTCAACGGCTCGGTTCCCCACCTGCGTTGCCCATTTGCTTGCGAGCATCTCCCGAGCAGCCATCTCGTAATCGCCTCGCTCCAGGGCACCCAGGAACGCCGCGAAGCCAAGGACTCGCCCAATGCCCATGTTGAACGTCATGTTCACCAACACATCGAGCCGCGGCTGGTCGAGGTTCACGACCCACGGCAGCGCGTGAATCACGGCGGTTTGCGCCCGCAGAATATCATTGTCGAGGAGGATCATCGCCTCGTTGTGGCTGATCCCCACGTCGTCCAGATTGCGACCGACCCCGATCGTCAGCCTGCCCGCCGTGTCCCGGTACGGCTTGAGATGCAGTCCTTCATGGCGGACAAGCTGATCTCGAATGCTCATCGCACCCTCCATCCCAAAACTGCGGCGAGCGCGGAGAGAATCCCGGACAGGGCACCCGCGATCATGCCCCACGCCCGCGCCGTGGCCTTCAGCGCCCCGATTTCCACGCGGAGGGAGGCCACTTCGGCCCGGACTTCTTGGATCTCTTGGCGCTGCTCGCCCTGGACGCGAGAGATGTCCTCCAGGCGCGCCCTGATGTAGCCGAAGTCTGTGTCGTCCATCATGTGCGCTGCTCCAAGGACATGCCCCAAGCGGCGAGGCCCAGCAGGCCGAGCACAAACGCGGCAATCAGCATGATCGCCGGGATACTGAAGGTTTGCGGATCACGAGATGGTGCCATTTACTTGATAGGTTCCTTTGCTTTCGCCTTCAGTTGATCGATTTCCGCTCTTGCCCTCTGAAGTTGTACGAGTAGGTCACTAATCGTCGCTTCCGCCTGAGCCCGAGCTTGGCTGACTAGTTGTACCTGGACGCGGAGGGATTCCCGCTCATCCTCACACGAGCGCGGGACGGGAAGAGGCTGTGAAGAAACAAATACGGAAGTGACGACGATCACCAGGATCCCCACTAGCGCGACTATCCACCGTTGCATGGGCGTTCTCCTGTCCTCACGGTGCAAATTTCACACGATTGTCATCTGCGGGATCGTACCAGAGTGCTTTGGTGCCCGCACCCGGACTGGCGTTTGGCAAATACGGAATCTTGACCAATCCCCCAGCATCTTGCAGCACGAGTGCGTTGTTGCCTCCCCACGTGGAGAGGTTCAACGTTGCGTTCGCGGGCGTGGCGTCAGCGTACCACGCAACGTAGCCATTGTGCGTCGAGTCCTGGCCGACACGCACAATCGCAACGTTGGCTCCAGCCGCGACACCAATCCGCATTTCTCGGGTCGCAGGCGTCCCGAGCGTGGCACCACCCGTTGCTGTCAGATCGAGCAAGGCTGTGGGGAAGTCCGTCTTACCGATGCCAACATATCCGCCGCTCCCTTGCAATAGGAGTGGGTTGCTTCCACCGAACGTCTCTAGCCGGAGACTAGCATCACTTGCTAAGGCCCCCCAAGCCCACATAAGATAGCCATTGTGTGTCGAATCCTGCCCGACACGAAATACCGTATTCCCTCCGTTGGCCCCTACTCGGACCTCGCGTCCTGAGGAGGCGTCGGCCGGCGTACCGAGGTCCACTCCCCCCACGTCTACGGTTGCCGGCAGCCACGTGGATACATAGGCATTGACGGCGAGGTTCCCGGTGATCTCGAGGTAGGGGAGCACTGTCGGCGGGGTAGGATAGAACGCCGCCAAGAATGTTCGCTCCCTGCCTCCCGATGTCGCATTGAAGAAATTATAAAAGTTATTACCAATCTGCACTACACTCGTCCGCCACAAACGCCAGGAGTAGCGCTTGGTGTCCATCGCAAGAAATGAGTTTGCTGAATACTTCGACCACGTAACAAGGTCCGTAGAAAACGCGAAGCCGTGTCCAGCCGGGTCAGGCTCGGCTCCAAGCCCTCCCGGCTGCGACGAACCGCCGTTGTAACTCATCAGGAAGAAGCGACCAACCTGGATGATGCGACCAGGGCCAATCCAGCCCGCATCGAAACTTGGCGGATAAGTGGACGGAGGAATCGGGGGATACCCGATGGGGCTGCTGGGATAGCCAGCAGGGGACACGTCCAAGGCCATGCCTCGCCGCGTAAAGGTCACGCCGTCCGTTGAGGTCGCATAGTAGATGCGCGTCCGCCAGTCAGGCGCGCCCTTCCGGCCTCGGTAAAACAAATAGACGGTGCCTTGGTATACAAACGGGGACGGCACGTCAACCTCCACAGTGACATCGCCGTTTCCTTCCGTGCCTCCAGTCAGGATAGGATTCCCCGCGTACTTGGTCCATGGCCCAGCGAGACTGGAAGCCGTGGCCACGCCGATCTTGGATGGCCCACCGCTCGGCGCATCGGTCGTTGACATACCGTCGTAATACATGTAGTACGTGTTGCCTAGCTGGATAACCGCACCTTTCCCCGCTCCCTGAGAATCCCACGCACCAGCGTTGCCCTTCGTCAGCACTGGGTTCGTCGCATTTTTCGTCCAGTTGATCAAATCCTGCGAGACTGCATACCCCTCCTGATAGAAGGCGGGAGACGAGGCGTCCGCGCCGAAATAAAAGAGATAATACGTGGTTCCATTCGGATCTCTCATCAACCACGGGTCCCCCGCGATCATCTCGTCCCACGCGCCTGCACCCCCTACGTCAATGAGCGGAATTTCATTAACAATCCAGCTTCCGCCGCGTGGTCGACTTGTACTGCCGGCAATACCTGTATCAATGTAGTACCCGAAGGGAAGGATGTTGGCAGTGTCTGGCGGCGGGCCGAGTGTAACCCACGCCCCGTTGTGGTATACTTTCCAGTTCCCGTTGTTGTCGCCGCACCATGTTTGATCGTTGACGGGATTTAGAATGGTGCAGTCAATGCCGTAGAAGAAGCCGTAATCCTGAGCGAACGCAGGGACAGCAAGGGCCAGGACGGCAACGAGCGCAAGGCAGATTCGGCGGAACATGGGCACTCTCCTTTTCACAATTCTACGCCATAGGATTTGAGCGTTTCGATTTTCTCCACGGCTTCGTCCAGGCTGTCGTAGTCAATCTCCAGCCCGTAGGCTTCTACCTGTTTGCCGTACTCCTTCACCTCATCCATCGTCTCCTGCAAATCATCGCCCACTGCCACCACCGACCCGATGCACTCGATCTTGGCGTTCTGCGGGACGATATACGGTTGGTTGTTGACGAGGCACACATGGCGCAGGCAGACGTGATCGCTGATGTCTGCCGGAAAGTACACGGCCAAGGGATGATCCCGCGCCCACCAGGATTCCATGCGCAGTTCCACGGCGTACTTGCCGCCGGGGATCGGCTCCACAAGTGTCCCGTCGGCCCCATGCCAGAAGATGTCCGGGAGGTTGGTGTACATCAGGGGCACCACTTCGCCAGGAGGCGATCCGAAACGGGCACATGGATCGGTTACGGCGTAGTCGCCGTCCTCGGTAATCAACATCTCCAACGCCGACCATTGCCGGTAGCGATACCGCTTCAGGGTCGGAGCGAGCTTCTTGTTCACCTCCGTGATTTGCCACGGCATGTCTTCGTCGTCCTGGAAGACGCCGATGTAGCACTTCCCTTTCACCTCCAGGCCAACCATCGCAGCGTGGGGGAATTGCCCGTCCACTGAATACCCATCGTAGGCGATTTCGATGGCGTCCGGGATGTTCCGCTCAACGATGAATTCTTTGGTGGCCTTCACCACGCCGAGTTTCATCGCTAGTTCGTCTAGCACGGACTCAATCTGTTTGTAGTTTGGGGAGTGGAACGTCTCCTTATCCCCGCGCGTCAGGGAAATCTTCACCCATTGATCCTTGTGGGATTTCAGATGTTCCCGCAGGGCATCTATGCCCCTCAAAACGACGTACTCCCCAACGGGGATGCCCAACTTCTCCATGTGCCGCTTGGAGGCGGCCCGAACTAGCTCCAACTCTTCGCCCATGCGCGCACCCCACACGCGCTTGCCGATCTTCTCCAGGTAGAGTTGAAGCCGCCCATAGTACACATCTGGGAAGACCCACAAATCTACTTTGTCTATCAGCGGCCAGATGTCGTCAACTCGGTTCACGTCGGGCAGGCCCTTGCCCAGAATCATCGCGTTGGAGTCGGGGAATTCGTCCACCCAGGGGGACGTGTAGTACACCGTGCCGAAGTGCTTGGCAAGGTCGGCGGCCAAGTCCATGAAGAGGCCGTTGTCCACGACGCAGACCGACTTGTCCTTGTAGTCCATCAGCGCCCCAGACCGACGATGCCTGCCCGCTCACGGGCGGCTGGTTGCTGCGCCGTTGGCATGCGCTGAATCAGCCGCTCTTCCTGCTGCCCTCTCACGGCCATTCCCAATTGCTTGTCCTCTGCCAAGAGTCCTTCCTGAGATGCGTCTCGGTACGTATTCCAGATATCTTGCAGCATCGAAATCTTGGTGACATCCGACTGTGCATCGTAGAGTGGTGATGCAATCAGATCGTCCATGGCCTCATGCAGTGTTTTCCCGCGGTAGGGTCGTTGCGTCATCAGGACGATCCACCGGTCGTGCTGCTCCGCGCTCAGCTTTACCCCGGGGACCTTGCCCGGAATCTGGATGCCGAGGTATTCTGAGGGGGATGCGCCAGCCATGTGGTCCGGGAGGGGCTTCAGCCCGGCTCCCCGCAGACGCCACAATTCCTCGTCCACCCGGTCATCACTCGGGGTCATCGTTGTCAGTGGTGAAATGAGCGATCCACCCCAGGCGCCCTCATAGTAGAAGGGCTCTCCTGTAATCATGTGCCGATGCGGGGGGGCCGCATCGGGATAGACGATTGACATGTAGTGCGTGACCCATTCCCTCGCATCGCGCCGCAGGTCATCCCCGAATGCCCGTTGCGCCCGTTGCAGCGTAGCCTGGACGGGGAGAATAGGAGGCTCTAGTGCCCGGGTCATGTCCCGCATAGCCTGGTCGGGGTTAGCACTCCAATTTGTCACCACATCCACCCAGCGGGACAAGCCCTGCATGATCGGCTTGTTAATGAAATCTTCCCCAGCTGCTATGAACAGAGGAATGACAAATTTGTGGAGTTGGTCATCAGGCATGTCTCGTGCGATTCGCACCATATTGGCCGCAATGGTCAGCCACGAACTAATGGGCTCAAGGGCTCGGTGGGAGACCCACTGCCCTGTCGCCGGGAAGTAAATTGAATTCCAGGCGATCCCCGCATTCTCCCCAGCTTTCCGTTCTTCAAGATTTCTTGGGGGATCCCCAGTGATGTATCCCTGTTCAGCCAAGTCCATGAGGGTCAGCAGTCCAGCCCATCCGACCGCCATCTTGCCCCATGCCGCATCGGCTGCCGCCCCACCGGCCATAACGTCCTTCCACCACTTGATACTGATGTTCTGGAAGACTGGCGTGCCCTCCATGGTGAATTGGAAGATGGACAACGGGATACGAGTCACGGGTGCGACCAAGACTTTCATGGCCGCATGGCGCATCGGTGCGGAGAGGCCCTGCATGGCTGGTGTCAATTCTCGAATGAATGTATTACGTCTGGCGGTCTCGGTCGCGGCGGCATGGACATCTGGCGAAGGATCATTCATCTCCCGCCGGAAGAAATCCTGGTACGCTTCGCCTTTTAGCCCCTGTTCCATTGCCAATTCGTGGGCACGTCTTGCCGCCCCCATCCAGTAGTTGATCGTGTAGGATAAGCCATGGCCCAGCTGGAGAGGATCAGTCGTGATGCCCCTCGCCGCTGCTCCGTAGATGTCCACAACGCGTCCAAACAGTCCACTGAGTTCCACGTTTTCGGCGGTCATCTGTGCGCCTCTGTTCCAGCTCTTCGTCGCTTCTCCCCACTCCGGCATGGTTTGCTGGAGGATTGGAGTCAGGCTTTGTTCCGCCTTAATGACGCCTTCGGCCTTAGCAATTCTTTCTAAGGCATCCCAGGTCTTTACCACCGACTGCACGGCACGTTGGAGTCCGATCCTGAGACCCTGGAATCCCGCCCAGGTTGTGCCCCGCGTGAAGCCCACAACATCCGAGACATGCTCCGGGGCGATAGCATTTGCCATTCGCCGAATGCCCTCCCCAGCCCCAGTCGTCACCAGATCGTATCCTGCCGTGATCGGTCCCGAGATCACCACCTTGACAGACGTGCCGATCCAAAACAACTTCGTGTAGAAGTCCTCCAGGAATGCGTGACCCCGGCGAATCCACACTGATCCAAGGGCATCCCGCTGCGCTTTCGTTTTGAGACCTTCTATCTGGTCCAAGGCCATGCGTGCTCCACCCGCGTCTTTGATGAGTTGATCGCGCAGAGGCTTTAGCCGCATCAACGGGTCCGTGATGCCGCCGCCGGACGGGTCGAGGGGCATCGTACCGATGATCGCCTTTGCCCCAGCAATCTCCCCTTCCTTGGCCCCCAATCTCACCACACGTCCTGCCTCGGAGATCACGGCGGAGACGTTCACGGTAGCCTGCGCGGCCATCAGCGTTACATCCAAGGCCTCAGTTTCATCATAGAGGCCCTCCATGGCGAGCTTGCGGATTCGGCCAGCGTTCAGATCGGCGGCCTCCGCAATGGCCTTGGCCGCCATGAAATCTTCTTCGATCAGTGCGGTGCCCGGTTTCAGGTCAAGGACTCTTGCCAGCGTCCATTCCCCAGAATTGATCTTCTTCGCCACAGCCACCCGGGCGGACTCATCCCCGATCACCCCCCGCTTTTGCATATCCACAAGGGTTTCCGTCCCGGCCATCTCCTGAATAGCCTGAATTGTCTTGGCTACGGTGCCCTCCGGCCCGCCTGCGGGGTATTTGAATCCGGGGAGATGTTTACGTGCGCCCTCTGCTGGCGGGATCGTCGCTTCTGGGGCAGTTTTCGGGGTGCCAGGCGCTTCTGGTGCCTCCACGATGGAAAATGGCCGTTCGGCCCCGGGAACTTCCCCTTGTGTAGTGCCGACTGGGGTGGGTTGGACTTGGGGCCGCTCTTGAGCGGAAAAAATTCTGTTTGCCTCTTCTGGGGACATTTGTCGGATTAGATCCCGGTCCCACCCAAGATCCAAAAGCGCCTGTTCCATGCTGCGAGGGATAAATGCTGCAACTTTGCTTGGTGCGGCGGCTGGTTCTCCAGAGACTCCGGGCACAGTAGTTTCGGCGCCGGGCACAGCGCCAGGCTCAGCGCTCACCGAGGGGCCTACTGGCGGTTCACCCGTTGTAGGCGGCAGTTGGCCCGGAAGCGGCGGCTCGGATGGCGGAGGCGGTTCATCAGGCCCGCGGCCAACGCGAATTCCTCTTGTTTGCTCCTGCAATTGGATGGCCTTGAGAACATCACCCTTTGGACCTTGAATATCGCCGAATGCCGTCTTGATTGGGAATGGTCCTCCCGCTTCTGCCTGCGCTCGTACCTCTGCCAGCGACTCAGGGGACAACTGATCAAGGATTTTGCCACGACTCACTTGCGCGGTCACTCCGGCTTCGGCTTCAGTGAGTCCCCCGAGAGCCTTACGAATGAGATCGGCTTCACTCATGCCGGGATTCTCTTCGATCAACCTTCTCGCCCGCTGGGCGTACTGGAATTCCACGGCGTCTTTGCCGCCGATGAGTCTCGCCAATTGCGATTCGAGTTTCACGTTCCTAGCAGCAGTACCAGTCGCGGGCGATCTCGGTTCCGTTGAAGGACCTTTCGCCCTCGGAATCTGCGCATCATCCAGCATAGACCGTGGCCGAACACCCGGAATGAACCCAGCGCCAATCGCCATGCCCAGGATGTTGGCGAGGCTCCGTGGAGTCAACGTGGCGGCACCAATTTTCACCAGGGGTTCATCAGGGTGCGGTAGCGCCTCTACGGCAATGTCTGTCGCGGCCATTGGGGGCGCAAAGAACAGGGTAAACGGGAACATGGCCGCGCCCGTCGCCGCTTGGGCCGCTTCCCCGGCGGCCCCGGCGAGTTCTCCGCCGGCATACAGCAGCCGCTTTGGCTCGGCACGAACCAGCGCCTCGCCTGTGAGCTCCCCCGCCTGTTTGATCGCTTGAAGCACACGTGCTGCCTGTTCAGGAGAGTCGTTGAGGGCCTCCCAGCCCTGCCAAATATTGCGTTGGGTCCTGCGCCACAGTTCCGGTAGTCCGGTTGCCTCAATGTAGGCGATAAATTGGGAGGGCGTTTTCCCTTTGAGCGGAACCGGCCGCTCCTTGCTCACGGTCGGGTCAGGGATTGCGTTGAACCGCTCATATAGATTTCGGCGGCGTTCCTCGTCGGCGGACCGCATGAGCCCCTGAATCATCGTGGCATCCATACTACTCCTTTGGTCTCTTGTCGGCCGAGACACCCGCCCCTATGCGCCTCGCCTTCTGATCGAGTTCGTACCAATCAGTAAACAGCTCCATCATGCGCTCGTACTCAAGGGTAGGCAAGGTGCCCTTCAGTTTCACCAGATCAGCCTTACTGTAGATGCCATATGAGGCCAGCTCCTCTTGCCGCCTCTTGGCGGCGCTCTTTGGGCCACCAAGGACGTGCATCAGAATTTCCTGTCGAGCACCTTCGATGGCCGTGATCGGATTTTTGAATTGCCTGGCCGCCGATCTGATTATCGCCAATCCCTGCTCCTTGCCCTGCGTGTAGGCTTCTCTCACGCCCTCAAACTTGGCCTCGGTGGGACTCGGAACGGGGAACCAAGACAGGAACTGGGCTATCGCGGTGCCCTCAAGGGCCTCATAGGCCCGTAGTTTATCGGCGTCTTCCTTTTTCATCTTTTCCAAGGCTCTCTCGTCCATTGTGTCCTTGTGACGGAGGATATCGCGGTAGAGTTTCGTTACCGGCTCCAACTGCTCAGGATGCTGGACGAGAGAAAGTTCCGCCTCGCGCATGGCGCGTTCAACCGATGCCCAATCTTTCTTCGATTCCCCTTCGTACATGCGGGTGCGAACACCTGACGCGACGGTGTTCGCCTGCGTCTTGCTCATCCTCTCGGCGCGGCTGTTCGCGGCGGCGATGAGGCTGCGGATGTGATCGATGGAGTGCGAATCGAGATCGGCGGGCACTAGTGCCCACACCTGCGACTCATCTATGCTTCCATCCGGCAAGCGGTATTTGGTCGTGCTGGCGAAATCTCGTGCTAGGTCCCTCTTGAAGGCATCAGCCCGGTCGGCTCGTTCTTTCTTTACGTCCTCGTCGGCCATGGTAATTCGTTCGTGGACCCGGGTGATAGCCTTCAAGCGTTCCGATTCCGTCAAATGGGGGTATTGCGACCGATCCGATAGGCGTTTCATGGTTTCCCACGGGCTCACCGAGGCATCCGCATCCACACGATTGGTCTCTGCTTGGCTGAGAAACTTCTGCTGATATTCAACGGCCTTGTCCGGATGAATCACGCCCGTGTTGACCAGATCACGCAACGACACGAGATGGACGGCCAACTTCTCAGGGTCTCCCGTCCTCGCATATTCCTGCCCGGCCTTCTCCCCCGCCTGCAAAAAGTCGCCGACGAGTTGCTCCCGGTGAACTTCCACCGCCCGTGCCCTATACTCATTGGCGCGGGTGTTGATGTGGTGGTTCAGTTGCGTCAGCATGCGGGATCGGATAACGGCATTCGGCATGGGTGCCACGAATTGCTCTGCCTTCTGCGCGAATTCCTTCCGAAATGCTGCGGATGCCTCTGCGGGGCTCACGGTCGTGTCCGGTCTTTCCAGGCGACCCTGCATTTCCTCGTCCATCTCCATCAGGAATTTGGACGTGTTGGCAGTCTCCCGCGCCAACTCCAGTTGCCGCTCGACAACTTGCCACTGCCGAGCAAGCTGTTCGCCCTCGGCAGCGACCTGCGCCAGTTCCTGGCCAGGCCGCTCGCCTGCCTCGATAGAAACACGGACGGCAGGCAGTTCCGGCAGCGCACTCAGTTGTCCGGCGACAGGAATCTTCATCGGGCGATGATTCCAATGCTGCCGCTTGACTCAAGCCCCTGTAGTTCAGCGGCAGTCCACGCTTTCTTGAGCAGTTGCGACCGAGCGACGCCTCCGAGCACATCCATTGGGCCGCGCAGGAACCCGCCCAGGAGCGTCTGTTTGCCTTGCCACTTCTGAAGCCTCGCCTCACTCTCCAGGCCCCATGCTTTGTACTCCCCGCGCAGGCGTGCTCGCTTAGCCTCCTCGTGGCTTGCTGTAATGGTGTCGAGGACGGCCAGCATCGGAGAGCCCTTGTTCACGTCCACACCGGACGCGGCGGCGGCCGCCCGCTGGGTTCCAACCAGCCTTTCCCCGGCAGCAAGCGCGGACTCAGCTTCGTCGGCGGCCACCTGGCGGGCCACCTCGGCCTGCATCCTGGCGATCCGGGCGTTGTATCCAGCCGCCTGGTATCCACCGATGCCAGCGGTGACATCGCCAATCGCCCGAAAGCCACCCATAGTCAGTCCCAATGTTTCCGGCGTGATCAGTTTCAATGTTTCCGGCGTCATAAGATCACCCGTGCGTACAAGTCCCGATCCTTGCCGTACCAGTACGCCCGCATTGTGCCTTCCCGCTCAAACCGCATCGCCTTGATGAAGCGCACGGCCTTCGCGTTCGTGGGATCAATCCGGGCTTGCACGCGAGTCCATCCGTGTTCCCGCATCAGCGACCGGAGCATCCCGCGGGTCTCCCACACAAGGCGAGTCCCTGCTTGGCCCAAGTCCCGCGCACAGTGAAACCATGCCTCGCAGGTCCCCCCGCCCATGGGTACGAAACCACCAATCGCCAAGACGCCCGAATCGTCCTCTGCGGCGAAGGCCAGTCCGTAAATCTGGGTGATGCCCTCGGCGCGCAACTGCTCGGCCAATTCTGGGAAGGTCCAGAGATCATCTGGCGCAAACGGCCGCACGCGGAGCATCGCATCACCAGCTTTAGTCAGGTAGTCGCAGCCCACTCAGCGGGGTCACATTTGGTGAACCTCACGGCAGCGACTTGATCTTTCAACATGAATACGTCTTGTACGCTTCGGACATTGCCGAACCACACGCCTTCCTTCATCTGATACCATGGCCCGTCCATCCCCACGAGCCGTCCGAGGATGGAATACGTTGCGTTCTTTGCAAACAATTCGGTACAAACGTCATCTCGCATCCTGCCGCTGAGAATCGCATCAAATGGACTGTCCATTGCAGCTCCTTTCTTTACGCCCCCACATCCAGGTCCGCGCAGAACATCAGCACGGTGCCCCGCAGAGGAATATCCTGCACAAACGTCACCTGCGCCAAGCGGTCCACGCCGATGGTGGCTAACTCGAAGTCCGCCCAATCCTTCGCGGGCGAGAGCGGCCCGAGCGGTGGAATCCCGCTGCTCGGGATGACGTAGACAGCAGAGGCACTGTACCCATCGTTCGGATACCGCACGCTCTGGATTTTGAGCGACGGTGTATCGTAGGTCCGCACCTGCATCAGGCCGTAGGACTTCGGCTTCCCCTGAATCGTCTGGGCGCCGGGGAATTCTGCTGGGGGCACGGTCGCCGTGGCGGGAAAGACCAGCCCGACCTCGGCTTCCACCACGGTCGGATTCAGGCCAGTCACCTGTCCGCCAGCAACGGTTTGATTCGGATAGAGCCGCCACGTCCCGCCTGCATCCTTGCCGCGAATGCCCACGGAGAGGCCATTCAGATGGGCGAGGCCGGTAATCGTGCTTGTGGCTGGGCCGCTGTACTTGACGGACGCATCCATGTGCCGGTCGGGATTCGGGATCGCATCCATCACCTCGATGCTTCGCGTACCCCCCCGGTTGATCGCCAACCACGCTTGATCCTTGAACGTGACGGGATTCTGGATCACCGCAACAGACTCAATCACATCCTGCGTCGTCCCCCGCCACGTCGTCACGCGGAACCACGCGGTCACATTCTGCTTGCGCCGGTAGGCCAGACCACACAGGGTGCCATCGGGCCGGACATACCACGCAATGGGCATGGGTTGCGTCTGTGCGGCGTTTTCCAGGAAGATGCGATCCCCGTCGCTTGCCACGTCAATGGTAAGGTGATTCGCGTATTCCAGCAGGTCGGACACCTCGGCGATGTCGGTCAGCACGTTGTAGAGCCATTCGCCGACGGAGCGTTGTCCGCGCACGATGAAGAGCAAACTATTTTCCAGCACGACGGGCGCGATGAGGTTCGCGCCGGCCGAGTTCTGCGGGGAAATCTTGGGCGAGGTTGGTGTAATCGGCGTGCCCTGGCGATCCCCCAGAAAGAATCCCCGGCTCAGCGTGCCGACCGCCAACGCCTGGACAGGCTCCATCCACTGGATGGGGCAGACCGCACCAGTGGCCATCACAAATTCCAGTGCCGAGCTGTCCACAAGACCCGTGCCGAAATTGAAGTAATCGCCAATCTGGCTCCCCCGAATGGTGTCCGGTTCCGTCGTTGAATTGCCGAATAAGAGCCGTTGCTGATGGAGGGAAATCACTTGGGGGTAGCCGAGGCTTGCCGTCCAGATCGGCTGTTCCAGCGTCCACTCCCCACCGAGCGCATAGTTGACGGTGCTCGTCCAACTCGACAGCGTGTTCAAAATCTGGGCGTAGACCTGTGTGGCATTCACGAAGCTCGTGATGTGCAAGACGCCGCCAAGGATAATCACATACTTGCCCACATCGGTTGAGCGGAACGCATCCTGCGTCCCCCCGCCAACCGACGCCTTGGCAGTCAGCAGAGCGATAGCGCCCTCTGGCCCCGCGATGGACGGATAGAGTACGCTACTCGGAGAGCCCTCAAGCCACCAGTTGCCGGAGGTGTAACTGGTGGCGGGCGGCGCGAGAATGTCTTGGACGTGGACGTTCCGGGCGTCAATGAAGTCCGTGATCGACACGCGGGCTCCATCTGAAGTCTTGATCACCCGACCCACATCGCCCGCAAGGAATTTGTCCACGGTGACTGTCCAGACATGCCCGAAGACCGTACCGCCGGAGACGTAGGCGTTGACGAAGGCCGAGCCCTGCAAATCGAAGTGGGTGGCGTCAATCACGGTCACAACCCAGGTCCCGTTGGCCTCAGTCGTGCCGACCACGCCGGTAATCGTAACCGTCCAGCCTGTGCTGAGATGATGAGGCGTCGCCGTGGTAATCCGAATGAGCCCGCCGCCGTTGTCCGCCGCGCCACTGACAGCAACGGTCAGCGTCACGGCAGTGGCAAAGTCGGTCTTGCCCTCATAGGTCGGCGGAGGCGAAAAGCTGATGTCCGCGAAGGACCAAGTTTTGTAATCCGCAGAGAGGCGGGACAGTGCCGCTGGCGCATGGTTGCCATGGGCGAGGAAGACCACATCCCCGGACTGGCGGTACTGGATAGACCGCAACTCAGCAGTGGTGTACGTCGTCGTGACTTCGATAGGAGTCCCGCCACCATCCGTGACTTGCACCGGCAGGCCGGTCGTCGCGTCAAATTTCCAGAAGCGGATGTACTGATTCCCAAACTCCATCACGCCCTGATCGCCTGCGGCGAAAACAAACGGAATGAGCCGCGGTCGGCCCCCGGTGGGTTTGACGGCTCCCGCGTAGATGAGTCCGGGGCGCACCTGGATACCGCCCTGGACGAGCGGAATCCAGTTCTCACATGTCGTCAGGGCATTGTAATAGCGCTCCTGGTCAATCCGCCCGACGACGAACGGAGAGATTTCCCCCGCATTGAAGTTGTTGCGGATGATCTTCGGCGGCGCGGAGGCCATGCTACCTCCGAACGTCTAACAGGATGGTACGGGGATACCCGTGGCGCTGGTGCTCATCGCGCGTGGCCCCTTCCGCCTCAGCGATCTTGGCATTGTAGAGTGCCCACTTGTCGGCCACAAGCTTCGGATTCTTCGTGGTCCAGGCCATCTCGGCGGCGATCCTGGCCTCGACCGCCTGGAGCAGGAGTTCATCCCAGTTATCCGGGTTGGACTCGTAATAGGTGTACACCACCACGGGATACGTCGAGCTCGCGTTCGTGTTGGGATCGGTCGCCCGGATGGCATTCGTGAGAAGCTGTTGGCCTTCAACCGCCCACCGGATCGGGGATCCGCTGGTTCTCCGGTAATGCCAGGACGCATAGAATCCGTCTTCGTCGGCGATTCCCCGGACCTTCAGCGAGTCCGACGGCAGGAGATAGGCGCTGTCCCATGCGGAGAGCGGTGCCAGCGTCCACCCTTGGGCCAAGAGTGTCACGCCGGCAAAGGCGGCCTTCACCTCGCCGGTCGCCAGGAGTGGACTGCCCGCCAGCGACGTGATCTTGTACACGCCACTGAGTCCGTACCCCACTTCGTAGAGCGTCCGGCCGACATCGCGGGCGTTGAAGTACGCGGACGCCGGGGTCGCCGTGACGCCCGTGCCGACGGCAGCGGACGAGAGGGTCATGGTCACTGAGCCGTTGTTTTGGAGCACTTGGCGGGCCGTGAGACAGGACCAATCCACCGCCCGCATCACGGACTGCATCCAGTTCACGGCGTCGCGGTTCAGGATGACGCCAATTGGCGTAACTGGCGTGGCGAACTCTGCCGCCGTAATCGGCGCGACGCCGATCTGGGACAATCCGCTGTTGATGACATCCACGAGAGCCATTGCCATGGCGTCTTACCCGCCCAAGGTCGTTTTCAACGGCCGTCCAGGCGACATGAGGCTTGGACCGCCTGCGGACCCTGTCAAGAGCGTGGCACCCCGTCCCGCCCGCAGCTGGGCCGCTTGGAGGTCTGCCTGCCGTCTCGCCTCTTCCTCGGGCGTGAGTCCAATAGACGGCAACCCAGGAGCCTTCGGCGGTCCTTTGATGGCCCCAGCGATGTTCACACCGGCTGATGCCAACCCCGCTGCCATGGATGCTGCGACGGCACCGCCAATGGCTGTTGCCGTGGGACCGGTGGCCGCACCAGCAGTCAGGGTGCTCCCAATCCCTGCTAGAATGCCGGTAATCGGCTCATCACTCATAACTGCGCTCCTTTATGTGCGGGACGGACGCCCGCGCCTGTGCCTGCATCACCCAATCACCGCGACGTTCAGTTGCCCGCCCGCTGGGATCACGGTGGAAAACTTGAGCGTGCATCCCTTCTGGGTCTGCGTGCCGTCCACGATATACACCGTGGTGTTCCAGTTCGGGTTGGCAATCATCACCCAGAACGGCAGGGCCACGGGCAGGACCAGTTGCGCCGTCAGGAGCCCCGGCGTCAGCGCCACCTGGATGAACCACGGCTGCAACGAGATCGAACGCACCCCCGCCGGATCAGACGGACTCAGAAGGGCCATCGCTTATCCTCCGGTGTCCGGCGAGAGGTACACCAGGAGCGTCCCACTCGCCAGCGTCGTAAGATAGAGGCCCTTGGCAAAAATGGCTGGCGAAAAGACGTTGAAGATGTCCGCATTGGCACCGACCGCCTTCGCCTGCCACACGACATTGCCTCCGCTTGCATCATGCAGGAGGCAAACATCGCCAGCCTGAGTGTTTCCTACCCACTTCACCGCCTGAATCTTGACGCGAGAGGCAATCGCCGAGGTGGCCCCCGCGGTGTCGAGAACGATGGGACTGCCGGTCAGCACGTTCGCCATGACACCGCCCTCCTAGAGGTCCGTGCGCGAGAAGTTCACCGCAATGCCGTACACGCGATAGACGCCGGTGTTTTGCATCACCGCCTGCCACTCGACGTTGATTGTGATGAGTTTGGCTGATGGGAGATAGGCAGGCGTCGCAATGACCACGTTTTGGACGTAGGGGTTCGCTCGCGCGGTGGTGTTCAGCTGAATGGGGGTGTCGAGAGCCGCGCTGACGACGTTCGCGGCGTTGTTCGCGTAAGTGACGGTGGCCACCTTGCCCCACGTGTGCGAGGTTAGGTCAGCCGTCGTAATGTGGTACACCACGTCAATCGAGTTGATCTTGACGCCCTTGCCGGACGTGGTGCGCTGAAGGTCGAGGTCAAGCGAACAGACAATGTTGTAGGTCTCCGCCCCGGCTGCGGTGCGGCCAAGCGCCCAATCGTTCGCGGCCAAGCGAACCAGGATGAGGTTGGCGCTGTCGCTCCAACATGCCTTGTACGCTGGGAGGAACACAGTGCCGTCCGTTTTCTCTGGAGATGCCAACGCAGACGGGAGCGTCCCGCTGTAGGCGGGCTTCGCCCCAGCCCCCTGAGACGTGAGCACCTGCCCGACCGCGACGGCACTGATGTTGCCGAGATGATTCGCGTCGCGGGCGTAGATGATGTCCCCGGTGACGAGGCCACCTTGCGTGGCAACGGGCAGGTTCAAGGTGTCATCAGCCCTGAGCACTCCAGCGACAAAGAGGGCCAGGACCGCTGCAATGAGTGAGAGCTTTTTCACGTGAAACCTCCTTGGGGCGGGACCCGAAGGCCCCGCCCCAGTCACGATGTGTGTCACCGGTTACGTGCCGATGCCGATCTCCGAGTACGCGATTAGCAAGTTGATGATGTCGCCGGCCGCTTTGTCGGCGACGCCAATCGTGTACGTGATGGTGAGCCCGTTCTGGGTGTTGAAATCCTTGTACAGGATTCCCGTCCCCAGAGTGAGCGCCAGGTCCAACGCGGCAGCCTGCGGCGTCTGGCTGGTGATGAAGGCGTTGGTCACGGCAGGGTGGACCACACCCGCGTAGTCGGTATACGCCGCGTACCCAACCACCAGAGTCACGCCCGCATTCGTCCATACTGCGTTCTCGGTGCTCAGCCGGGAGGGGTCTCGGTAGATGCGGATGTTCCCCGCCGGCAGGACGAACGCATTCACCGTGCCCTGGCCTGTGACGTAGTCCTCCCGGAGCCAGCCGCCCCGTAGCGGCGCGTCGAACTGCCCCGAGGGCACCCGCCGCGGCCCCGTCTGAAGGCCGTATTCCGTGGTGTAACTCTGATTCAGCGCACTCATGCTTTCTCCTTTCAGCGCACGGGTTAAGATTTCGACTCGTCAATGTCCAAACGCACCACGCCGTACTCGTCCATGCGAACGGCACCGGCCAGGAGTTTCCCCAGCACCTGCCAGTTGTCGTTCTTGTCCGGCCGCTGCTTCAGGCTCAACTCGCGCACAGCCCCGGACCCGAACGTCACAGCGCTCTTGTGCCAGGCGATGCACTGCCGGATGTTGCCGCTCTTGCTGAGGCTGGCCGACCCAGGGCTCTTCGTCCCGAAGGTGACGAATTTGAAGCCCAGGAAGGTGTCAATCTCGCCGTTCACCAGCGCCCGGACGGTGTTGTAGTCTGTGCTGGTGGCTTCGGTCGTCCGCAGGAGTTGCATCTTGGCGACCGGCGACCATGCGATGTGGCGATCCTCCGGCGGGAACTCGTTGGCGTCCAGGATGGCCATCGTTTGGCGGAGTTTCTCCACGGTGAGGCCCGTGCCGCCATCCACGATGACCTGCCCGATGCCCAGGACGCCCCCGGTGGTCGGCAGGCTCACGTTGGTGTAGCCGCCCGCCGTGTCGTCCGCGGCCCCGACGGACACCGCGGTTCCGGTCATGGCCGCGATGATCACGCTGTCCTTCCGGCGGTTCAGCGCCGCGAGGCAGGACTGGACGTACTCCGATTCTGGCGACAGGAGCATCATCGCCTCGTCGAATTCGTCCAGCATGGCCGCCCAGGCACGGGGGAGCAGGTTCATCCGGCGGCGGCTGAAGGGCTGCTCGATCAGGATGGTGTCGGCATTCGCCGCCGTGACATCATAGGCCTCGGTGGCGTCAATGCGGTTCTTGTCCCAGCTCTTGGCCTTGATCCCGGTCCGCACCGTGACCAGGTTTTCGAGCTTGGATTTCTTCTGCTGGGTGAGGACATAGAACATGTCCTCCAGCTCTCGGTAATAGCTGGTGTCAATCGTTCTGTTGGGTGAGGCCACAGCCTTCCTCCTTGCGTTGTCCTCCTTTCACGTCACTGGACCGGGAGGGAATCCAGCGCTGGGCCTCCCTTCGCGGATCGCCGCGCCTCGCCCCGTCTTTCCGGGGTGCCAGCGGGGGGCGTAGGCCGAATCCCGCCGTGCTCGCTATCAGGTTCGGAGGGAATCCGAGAGGGCCTCCGGCCCTGATGCTCTATTCCTTCGGAACCGCTCGCCAGCTCGGGTCGTAGAGATTGACGAGCTGGTAGTATTCCCGCCGTTTCGCCAGCGCAGCCGCATGCTCCGGGTGATCCGGGTTCATCGCCGGATGCCCCGGTTGCAGGGCTGCCACGATATATTCCTTCGCCGTGTCCAGCATGTTCCCCGCCACGCCTTCCACCTGGACTGCCCCGCTCTCCGCGAGTTCCCTGCCGATCAGGGTGAAGGCTTCGATGAGGAGCGGGTGATCGCCAAGCAGCGTGGAATCGAGAAGGGCCTTCAACTGCTCGCCTTTCTCCTCGCCAAGCTTGGCGGCCACGTAGTCCACGCCAGCCTCCGCATGCGCGAGGTTCCGGTCCCACGTCGCTTCCCCGAGGCTCTCCCGCAGCTTGTCCTGTTCGGCCTTCAATGCCTGTTGCGTTGCCACCCGCTGCTGCGCCTGATCCTCGGCGTAGAATTGCGCGAGTTGCTGTGCCGTCTGCGGCGGGATGCCCAACTTGTGGAAGATAGGCCGGTAACGGTTCAGGGCCTCGTCTGTGAGCAGGGGCTTGAATTCCTCAGCCACGTCAAACTTGTAGCCGTCGGGCGTATCCGGCACGCCGAGGGCCTTGTGGAAGGCGGCGCGTTCCTCCGGGGTCGCGGTCTCGCCGGGAATCCGCACCATCCCGTCCGTCTTCTTCCCGACCAGTTTCTTCGTCTCCACGAACGCCTTGGCGAGTGCGGCGACATCCTTGTAACTTTCCAGGGACTTCTCCGCACGGAGGTCCTCGGGAAGCGTGGTCCGCCAATCCGTCGGCTGAGCCGCCGGCTGTGCTTGCGGTGAATCCGCCGTCGCCGTTGTTGACTTCTCAGGGGCAACCGGTGCTGTCTTTGGCATTGCATCTCCTCGGTGGCCCAAAAAAGAACCGGCACCCGCCGAGCGCTCGGGTGCCGGTCCTTTCGGGATTCCCCCACCCCGTTGATCACGCGGGGCTTGGGCTCAGTTGTGCGTCAGCCTACTTGCGTTGCTCTTTCGCCTTCTCGCGGGCTTCCACCGCGGCCAGCGCGGCGCCCACCGCAGCATGGATGATGGCCTGCACGTCCACCGGGGACGCGGGCGTCGGTGCCGGAGGCGGCAGCGGCAATTCCCGCTTGAGGAGCGGCGCTTCCCCTTCCTCCGTGAACTCGAACGCGCACTCATCGCACTGAATCTTGTGCAGCCCGCCAGTGAGGAGAATCTGCCGGTGGTTGTGCTGCGCGAGGAGGCACTTCTGGTAGACCTTGGGAATCTGCGTCCACTGGTTGGCGAATCCCAGGTCTTTGTACTCGATGACTTTCGTGTCTGCCATGACTTCTCCCTCTGCGATCACTCCGCCGAGCGTTGTACCTCTCCATGGCCGGTTTGCTCCTCCGAGCCCAGCCGACCGGCCGTGACCATCCCCCGAATCAAGTTCACCAGTTCATACCCGCCGAGCCGCACCAAAGTCAAGTCCCGGTCGAAGTGCCCGGAGGCGTCTGTGGCCAACAGCGTCGTTCCGACGCCACCGAGATGCTCAATGTCCCGCAGCACCTCCGGGTACTGCGTAAAACAGAAATGGTATTGCTGTGCCAGGGCCTCCCGCCGGTCCCGATCCTGCTTCAGGGCCTCGGGGTCGGGTGATAGCCGGAGATCCCGGGCGTCGCGTTCCATTACTGCGGTCTCCCGATGTCTGCCCTGGCGTTACGTTAATTCGTATACAACGCGACCTGATCGCATCCAGTCTGCGACAATCGCTGCGCAGTCCATCTCGGAGGCCGCCCTGATCAGGGGCCAGAGTTGTGGAGCCTCACGGGTGGTTCCCCGTTTCCAGAACGTGCTGATACGGAAGCCCTCACCCTCTCGCTCCCACAAAAACGACCGTTGCTCAAACTCGTATCCACTCTCTGTCCGGAGCGTCCCGCACAGGTCGAGCAAGGCGATCAACTGCCCCAGCGCCATGGATTCGCCATGCTGTTTCAGTTCATTAAACGCCGTGCGTCTGTACCGTCTTAACGAACAGACCCAGCGATACTGCGCCGTCACATCAATATTCGTGACGCCAGTGCCGACCGAAGCGAGCGCATTAGCGACCCGCCTTTCGTCATGATCGCAGTGAGCCTGCCCGCATCGCGGGCACTGACGAATCAGATCGTTCACGCCCCCGCCCTGAGAATTGGACCGAAGTCCATGAACTGCTCATAGAACGCCTTGCTACTCCGTCCGAAATAGCACACCATCTGCCCTTGCAGCGGGGTGGCTTCCCTCCTGCCTGGTGCCCAGAACTTCACGCGACCAGCAGGGAAGCAGGCGGCAAGACACCTGGAAAGAAGCAATTGGCCCCACTCTGTCTCCGTCGCGTTGTTTGTGAGCGTGATAGCGGCAGAAACGTGCCCCGCTTCTAGTTCGACAATCAGCTTCTCACAGAACCGGCCGACGAGGGGTTGACTGTATGGAGGATTCAGCCACACGCGGCCTTCCCAGGCGTGCGTGAGACCATCGTCTTTCGCGGTGAAGTACCGCACGGCCTTGATCTTCGCCTGTGCGTCCTCATGCGTGGCGGGATCAAGGTCAATCTCCCCCAATGTTCGACGAGCGGCGAGAATGATTGCCTCCGGGGTGTACCATTCGCTCTCGCCTGTATTGTGCTGGACGTGGGCGCCCCCTTTGGCAAGACGGAAGATTTCTGCGCTGGTGAGTTCGGCGTGGGCCTCATTGCACTCAGCCTCCAGCCGGCGCACGTCGGCCTCGGGGAGTCGCGCCATCGTCTGCCAGCGATGACTGACAACCGGGGCGATTCCAATTCGTTCCAGCGTGGAACGTATTCCGTTCCCGTTGGCCCCCTTCCGCCCGGCCGGTGCCCGCTCCACCAGTTGCAGCAACGCTCCCGCCTTCTGCTCGGCGAAAATCTTGATGGCGGCCGCACGATTCTGGATGCCGAGGCCGGCCCTGGCGCTCTTGGCGTATACCCGCAATGCCTCAGCCTTGTCCCGAATGCCCTTGGCCTCGTCCACGGTTTGCACGCCAGCCAGGCGGCGTTCGACTTCGCTCAGGATCGCCAGTTTCTCGTTCGGCTCGCCCATTTACTGCGGCCTCCCAATGTCCTTTGGCGGCACGATGGTTGGGATAACGAGTCCCGCACGCTTTGGACTTCTATGCGACACCTTGATGTTCCCCACTCAATGCGCGGACCATCGGCGCCGCGTTCTTCATCGCCTGCGTCGCCGACATCGCCGCTTGGGCTTGGGCCTGCGCCTGCATGGCGGCGGCCCGCTGCTGACGGATTTGGGCGATGATCTCCTTGCCCCGCGTGATGCGGGCCGGCATGCCGACCACCTGCGCGACCGTCAAGCCCATCTCGTCCAGGTCCACTTGGTCCATCACGGCCTGGCTCTGCGTCATGTTGATGACGCTTTGCGCCCACATGAGCCACCGTTCGATGCCCGTGACATCATCGGCGCGTTGCGCCCTGGACAACGGCCCCTCGTATTGGATGTGCAGTTCGGCGCCCTGGAGTTCCGGCGGCGGGGGCGGGAGCAAGCCGTCATCCCACAACGTCCAGAACGTGCCCTCCACGATGGGTTGCAGGAATTCCGTGGTGAGGCGGCCGTACATCGGGCCGAGCAGTTTGTAGTACTGCTCGTAGCGTTTGGCGATTTCATACGGGCTCATTCCGCCGGGCGGACCTTCGGTCAGCGGCGGGAGCGCCTCGATCTGATCCAGGAAGAAGACCTGCCGGATTTTCGCAATCAGGCGATCCTCTTGCAGGGTGGCGATGTCAATGCGGCCCCCGCTCCCCATCGTGCGCACCGCGTTGGCCTGTTTCTCCCAGTTGACGGCTGAAGGCTCCCAGATCAGGTCGCCGACGACGCGTCCCTGCAACGCGAACAGGACTGGAGCGATGTCAATGGCGACGCCCAGCAGCTTCAATTCCGTAATGCGGTTTAGGGTGCGAATATCCGGGAGGGCGAGATGCCCCTGTCCCGTGCCCCAGAGTTCATTCGTGGCCTTGCGCCACCGGGTGCAGATGATCGGGTTGTGCCGGAATCCGCCCTCGTCGATGAGATGGGCCTTCTCCTCCCACATCCAGAGGTTGGCCCAGGGCATGTTTCTCCGATCTGCCTTCGTCGGATTCCGGTCCTGCCGGGGCATGATCCATTGCGTGAACGTTTCCAGCTTATCGGGCCGCTTCAGGAATTCCTTCACCAGGTCCGGGCCAATGGCTTCGCCCCAGTTCTGATAAGCCGCCCGGAGCGACAGTTTCACCTTGCGGACCAGTGTATCCACGCGCTCCTCGGCGTCCTCCTGGATGCAATACGTGCCGATAGGGACGCCTTTCCACAGCAGCTTCCCCCGTTCGCCCGGACGCTCAGGACGTTTCTTGAAGCGGAGCATGCAGCCCGTCCCGAACGTCGGCAACTCTTGGAGCACCTCGCCCGCCACGTTGGCGAAGTTGCTGGAGCTGATTGCCCAGTCCACGGCCTTGCTGACGTATTCGCACCAGTTCTGGACCGCGTTGCTTTCGTTCAACTCCGGCGGCCACGCCTTGAGGCTCTGCCACTTCTGGGACGGGTTGACCAGGTTCCCCTGGAGATTGGCGGACAGCTTCGTGGGAGCCGTCATCCCCTCCGAGTCGTAGATGAACGTGGTCTTGCGCGACCCGGGCTCATCCTCAATCAACAACGGCGGCAGTTTCGTCGGCTGGAGATATTCCGCCAGCAACCGCCAGTCCCGCTCGTAGTTGAGACGGTCGCTCAGCATCCGCTGGTGGCGGTCAATCAAGGACTTGACATCCACCTCAGGCACGGCGCTTCCGCCTTTTCCCGGTCAGGGTCGTCTTCCCGGTCTTCATGTCCTTCACTTCGACTACGCGATCGCCTTTGAACGCCAACCGCTGCATCCGGCCGCCGGGCAACCGCCGCATCCGGTAGCGCACGCCCTTGCCGAGAGGCATCAGACGCTCCCCCGAACCATCCGCTGCGAGCGAAACGACGCCAGCGGATCAGTCTGTGCCCGAGCATACCGCTGGAGGGGTGCCCCGGTGTCCTCGTCCAGCATCCCCGCCCGGTACGCCACCGCCAGCGTGCGAAGGGCCGAGGATCCATGGCTCGCCCAGTCGTGGACCGGCTCCCGCGAAAATGACTGCCGTTTCTCGTCCCAGGCGTACTTGTAGGACCGCAGGGCATCCAAGCCCCGGGCGCATTTCGCGCCATCGAACCGCAACCGCCGGAACATCACCCGCGTCGCGTCAATCGCATCGTCGTGACTCACCTTCGGTGCCACCTCGGCCGGCGTCAGCCCCAGCGTCTCCGCCCGCGCCAACCGGCTTTCCGTCGCCGTCCACTCCGTCACGGCCATATCGTGCGGGAACAGGTGCAGACCGAACCGATACAGCGTCCGCTCCTTCAAGAAGTGCGACCAGTAGTCCAACCCCTGTCCCGCCTCCTCGAAGTAGTCAATGAAGTGTAATGCCTGCCCGACCTCCTGGAAGCACCAGATGGCCGTCGTGTCGCGCCCGATGTCCCAGGCCGTCCCCACCGGCGACTCCGGCCGGTACGGCACGAACTCCACCCGCTTCTCCTGTTCCGCCCGCGCCACCAGGTCCCCGAAGATCGCCCCCCGAATGCTGCCCTCGAACGAACAGTAGTACTGACTCTGAATCTCCTCCTCGGGCGTCCCGCTCCTCCGCATCTGGTCAATGGAGTCCCGCATCGGAAACGCCGGATCGTCCTGTTCCAGGATCACCGGCGAGCCGAACCACTTCTCCCCCGGCGCATCCCGCCGCGCCTCTGCCACCGTGAGCCGCTGCGCGAACCACTTCGGGTCCCGTTCCGCCATGCGAAAGAGCTCATAGGCGTGGTTCTTGCCTTCGGGCGTGAAATCGAAGATCGCCCATCCCCCGTTTTCCGCCAGGATCGGCTCCACGATCTTCGTCCAGCATTTCGGATCGTGCAACTGGTACTCCGAGAACACCACCCCGACGGGATTCGGCCCCGCGAGATTATCCGGGTTGTCCCCGCCCATGATCTGCCACGAGGAGCCCGCAGGCTGCCCCGGGAACGGCTTGAAGTCAATCCGCATCTCCGTGTCGTTGATCGCCTTCCCGCCCGGCCCGTTCGGACTGTCCGCAATCAGCGCCGACGGCCACCGATTCCGGAACGGCACATTGTCGAAGTCACTCCCATCCCACAACGCCTCCCGGCCTCGCACCTTCGTCGGATAGATGTGCCAGTAGAGGCCTGGACGCCGCAGCATGGACTTCTGCGTGATCGCGAGGGACACCAAGTCCTTGCCATGTCGGCGGGGCCACACGATAACGAGACGCCGGATGCCTGACTCCCAGGCTTGAATCACGGGCAACTGGTACGAGCGGGGGAAAAACTTAGACCCGGGAGTAGGACCTTGGGGCAAGTAGAGCACCGAGGGGCCTGGAGGCTCAGCGGCACGGCGGGCGTTAGGGGCCATCAGACCTCCGATTGGCAAAGAAAGGGGAAACTCTCCCTAGGGCCTTGGCTGCCTCTCCTTTAGCTCCGAATGGAGCCGCATGGGCATTCAGTCTGTACCCAGCCTCACGCATGGGAGCGACCCATGACGCTGGCTTCTCGGGAGAGAGTCGAAACACTTCCAGGGGGTGTACCCAACGCGAACAGGTTCCCACGCAGCGTCGGGTCGGCGGGCGGTGGGGGGGGTATCGGCCGCGCCTGAGATTTTTCGGCCCGCGCCCGCTCGGCCCCGCTCGACTGCATTACCAATGGTGTCTGATGCCTCATCACGCTCAATGAATCCGCATACTTACGATTGATGGTAGTTAACCTCAACCACTGTCAGCGACACATTGCCCGCACTAGACTGCGCCTGCGCCGGGATCGTGCCGGCGCGCTCATGGAGGCGGATCGCCTGCTCGGTGGCACGGAGTTGCGCGTCGTTGTCATCCGCGCACATCGCCTTACCTGCAACTGTCTGGTGCCTCTTGGCCTCTAACTTGTCTGCAATCTTGCCGCACACCCGGTCTAGTGTTAATCCCTTGTTGACCAACGTGAGACCTAACACCGTCTTGGCTGTATCCTCCACGCGGACAGGTTGCGCTTGTTGCCTACGCTGTGTCGCCTGCACGGCAGCCGAGACCAGCTTGCCGGCCTCTCGCGCCCTCGCACGAATCGTCCGCATGTACAACCGCATGTACTCCCGCTTGGCGTCACCTGTGAGTGGCATAGCGCATCCGTTTGGCGACGAGGTATCGTGTCGCAGCACGCATCCGCTGCGCAAACATCTCGAAGGTGCTGCGCAGAACGGCGCCGTCGCTCATGGTTTCGCTCCGGCTTAAAGGTACAGTACCGCTCGGAATGGTCATACAGCCGATGGAGTCGAAGGCCCGGGCCGCGTCCCCGTTGCTGCCGGCCTGGTCAGGGCCGGTTGGTCCCTGTCGCATCCTGCTCGGGCGTGGCACTGCCTCATGATGTATGATACCGATCCGGGCTGAGGCGCCGTGTGTCTCTACCTCAGCCCACATTGTCACTCGCTACCGATACGTATACTCAAGTTTTCGGGTTTGTCAAGTACTTTTTTCGGGCAAAAATTGCCCTGTCAAGCAAAAATTTGCCTCATCCGTTAAGTGCTTGATTTTTAAAGGCAAAGTGCCAATTCGCAGGGATTCTCATGCGACATTTTGTGTCATAGGCGACGATCCTGCAAACAGAGATCGCCAGCAAAATCACGCACTTAGCCAATCCGCGACACTTGGCATCGTGCGTGCAGATATGACGGGTATCGTCGCTAAGTAGCTCGGAGGAAGCCAGATGGAACGCACGCTGTCGCAGACGGTATTGACGGACGCGCTGGGGTACTATGTCCCCACCCTCGGACTCGACAAGGCTGAGGGGCCTTGCCCTAATTACCCCGCGTGCCGACACGCCGCCGGATACTGTCGCCACCCGCGATACTGGTATCTTGACGGCACCAGCACGCAACTCGGCCGGGGATGGCCGCGGTGGCACAGCCTTGATCAGGCCCGGCACGATCTAGAGGCGAGCGGTTATACGGTCTCCGACGCACCGATCAACCTGTCTGGATCGTACGGCGTTACCCATGTCGCAACCGCTCGCGCCCTCGCGGATACCCAGGAGAGGCAACGGACCGAGTGGTCCGGTGCCGAGCCTTGCTACCTGAGGCTTGGTGGCTTGCCTGCCGGAGGCCGGAGCCGCAACCACGCTGACGGTACGCTGGAGTGCGGCGTCAGCGTGTTCCGCGGCCTCCTCCGCGCAGACGGCGAGGTACGGCCGGCCCTGAGCGATCACACACTCATCGATTGGCACATGCTGAGCGAGAGGCCCCTCTACATCGTCGAGGGGCGCGAGGCGGGAATAGGTGCAGACGGAGAGCCCGTGCTCTGCAATGCTCGGATCGTGCGACGTGTCCGCTAACTCTGCGCTCAGCTGAGCCACGGCCCGCGAGGGCAGAAAGGAGACGCCATGAAAGCACAACGCCTAGAGAGGCAAATTCTCGAGGCTCTTAGGCGAGAATTTGAACAGGGCAAGCACCAAGCAACAATGCAAGAGCTCCCGTTTGAGATTCAATTCCGCTTGGGTTGCTCTTGGGGAGCGGCGTTAAGCTATGCCAACCGAATTCGGATCAGCAAGTAGGTAACATACCAACGCGGCGCGTGTTTTCGGGGATAACCGGACCCCTTTGAAGGCTGGCCGCGTGACCGATACGGTCAAAACAACCAAGCCTTGAAAGAGGGTCCTTCGGGCCGACCGACAGCCCGCCCGGAACCTCGGGGAACGGTGGCCGGGTCGCGCATGGTACACGCGAAGATAACCGCCTGGACAGAGCAGAGGGGAGGTAAGTCATGGAGCAGTATTGCGAAATCTGTAAGCGCCGGGGGTGCCCCGGCGCATCCTCGTCAGGATGTGTCGGAATCCTGGGGGAGCGACTGCTACCCATACTCTCGGAATATATCCGGGAGGTTGGGGGAGGGTACGATAACCTCCCTAACAGGGCTGTCTGTTACGACGTGGCGGAAAAGTTTCTCCGCCAAGCGTTCGGCGAACAGGAGGAGGAGACGCCATGACCGAGAAGCCTGATTCCGAGCTTATGGGCAGGGTTTGGGATTACATCGCGGATGGTTTCCCGCCGGCACGTGGCCGGGGAATCGCGATGCACTCCCACACCTGCGCCGAGTGCGGGTGTGATTTTGAGTGCGACTGCCCAAGTTACGATGGCGGTCCGGGAGAGCCGAACGAAACATGGTTGTGCGAATGGTGTGAGAGCTTAGGCCAGGAAGGTCATCACAGAGACGAGGAGGAGGGAATACAATGAGCCACCTGACCCGGCTCCTAGCAGTGCTTGACCATCTCCAGGACTTCACCTCGCCCGGCGACATCTGCCGGGTGCAGGGAATCAACCGGAGGGCCGTCGAGCGCATCTTGGCGGCTCTCCGGGCGCAGGGTCGGCTAGAGTCCCGGCGGGAGGGCCGCCGAGTGCTCCACCGGCTGCGCTGACCGCCCCTCAGCGCCCCGGCCTCACCGACCGGGACGTTTATATTTTTGGCCCCTGCGCGCGCGGAAACGGCCCAAATTTCGACGATCATGCCGTGGGTGGGCTCAGATATCCAATCCCGCATCCCGGAAGCGCTGAGCCAAATTGCCCCGGCTCCAGGCAAGGAAGCCGACCACTTCCTCCGGAAAGCCGCTTGCAAGTCGCCCGAGGTTCTTATCGTCCGCTTTCGCAATGGCCTCCATTAGGGTGCGCGTGAAACCCGCGAGCATTCCGCATTGCCATTCAATGATCACCTTTTCCCCGGGACTCCATGCGTCGCTGGCCAGAATCTCTTCCGCACGCTGGTAATTGCGCTGACTTAGCACTGGCATAGTCTATCTCCTCGCAGTGCTCGCACTGCCCTAGAACGGCACCTCCTCCGCCGCGGGCTTCCCATCCATGCGCAGGAGCAACTCTTTCTGCCGGTCGATCTCCTCCCGGCTGCGGTGGGTCCGTGGGCGGAAGTGCTTATCAACCGTGAGCGACCCTACACTACGCATTGCGAGATCGAGCAACCTCAGCCGGCGGAGGTTTTCCTCCCGGCTGAGCAACTGCGGCACCTTGCCAGTATCCGTCCACTCGCCGTTTTCGGCTTCCAGGCGAGTCAGCACATATGTCTGACATTGACCACAAAAGCCGTCCTGGTCCACCGGATGCGCTTGTGCGCACCATCGCCGTGGGGTGATGTTGATTGGCCATGTCCGGCAGTTATCGCACCACCCAGATTTCAGGACATGCTCTCCGCACAGGCAGCATTTGACGCTGGAGTCTGCTTGTTGGATTCCCACTCAATCACCCTCCATTTGGGCGGGACACGTCCAGCCCTCATCGCCTCTACGTACTCAGCTTGGCTTTTCCAGTAGGATTTCGGGTCTATTGGCCCCGCCTTGCTTGCTTCCGCTGGCGGCTCGTCTGTCCACCGCTCTTGATTCAACCAAGTTGCCGGGTGTGGGATGTATGTGCCTTTGTCTTTCGTCCACTGCTCGCAGGTCCGTTGCCATGAGAGGGCGGACAACATGCGCTCGACCAGTTCAGTCGCCGGGTTGATCTTTGCCCAGGCTCTATGGGCGGCTCCCTTTCCGACCTTGCGGGGATAGGCAGACCAGAACCGATCAAAGTCGATTGATGCTGTGCTTGATGCCACATCACCACGGTGATGCGACGTTTGATCAAGATCTTTAGGATCTGGTAACGGGAGCAGAGAGCCGGAAGCCGGATCGGTCCCATTACCATACCCATCCATAAAGGGTTTACCATACCCTTTATATCTCTCGCAAAGCCTGAATTTTATTGAGCTATTAGGAGCATCTTCTAATATCCGACGAATTCCCTCTTGTTGTCTGGCTGAAATCTCGCCTTTTGGGAACTCGTAATAGACCCTTTTGCATACCCATACATAATGGGTTTCCCTATCCCATTGCAGAAATTCTACGGATTCTGCCTCGCGCATGGCGGACTCAATTTGCTTCCTCGTCAGTCCGGTTTCGTCTGTGCAGTCGTCTATGGAAAACCGGAAGAACCCGATGAAGGTAGACCGCGGGCACGTGAGGCAATAGAGCATGAGCAATTTCGTATAGGGAGAGACATTCCGCAGGGTGGCACTCGTCCAAAATCGTGTCGCTACGGATCGTTGTGTTGGCATGCCCGCCTCAATAATCACAACCGCCCGGACAGCGTGTTCCGATCACTTTTTCCTTTTCCGATCCACTGCTTCCCGGAGCCCACGCCACGGCAGCAGTACATAGTGACGCTGCCGGCAAGTACAATAGATGACTAAAACTATTCCGCGGGGTTCCTCGTACCACCGACAGCTTCTGGAAACTACATGGGGCTTACATCTCAAATCTTTATTCGCCATGCTCATTGCTCTTGCGGCGTCTTGTCGTTCGTCCAAGGGAAAAGCGGCTGGCCGTGGCCTACGGAACCCATCAGTACGGCGAAGCAAGTTCCCCGAGACACTCGCGGGCCTCTGATTTCTTGTCACCGTTTCCGTGCCCGTGCCAGCCGCCTCCGTGCGCGTGGCGTCTCCTGCCTGAATGTGACCACAACACCACACGCCCACGCGTGGCGTCTCCTCCCTGGGTGTGATCAGGGCACCACGCGCCCGCTTGAGTTGCTACCTCAGTGCTATCACCCACAACGCAATTGCTATAACTATCAGCACAATAAGATGAAGCGAAGCGTACAGATTGAAGTACCATTCACCTCCCAACGCCTCGACTATCCCAAGATGGCCCATGACAACATCCTTCCTCGCATCTGGAGCCGCCTTCAGGACAGCCTCAAGCAGCCGTCCCACGGCTTCGTTGTCAAACGCAGTGTCATTGCGAATCGAAGCGTCGGCGCTGAAGTCCCAGTCTATGTCGTGTTCGATTTTGTAGATCGCGTTAGCAAGGCTGGCCAACGCCCCAGATGTCTTCGGCCAGCGAGAGGCGACGTCCTTGTCTTGCGCAATGTTCAGGAGTTCGTCCCGGATTCGATACCCGACATAGTTCCAGTAGCCACCACTCATCGTGTCCTCCTACAGGGCAGCGTCCGCCTCTTCCTCCGGGCACTCCCA